CGCGCAGCCTGGCATCTTCCAGTACGCCCGCCGCTACAACGTCCCGGGCCGCTCGCTCCGCATCCCGTACCTGATTCAGGACGAGGGGACCACCACGCTCAACCGGCCGATGGCCGGTAAGATCGCGAACGTGACGATCGTGGGCGAGGGCTCGACCAAGCCGGAGCGCGAGCCGCAGTTCGGCCAGCGGCTGCTGGAGATCTACAAGTACGCCGCCATCACCGAGTTCGGCGACGAAATCCTCGGCGACGACTTCACGGGCGAGCTGCCCAGCGAGGTCACCACCGCGGTGGGTGGGCAGATCATCAACAAGCTGAACGAAGATCTCACCATCGACGGCACGGGCTCGTCCCAGCCGCTCGGCGCGCTCAACACCAACAACGGCTCGCTGATCGCGGTCAACCGGACCACGGCCAACTCGTTCGTGGCGGCCGACGCGTTCCGGATGTACGAGCGGCACACGGTCGGCCCGCGCTCGGTGTGGATGGTGTCTCGCCGCGTGCTGGCGCAGCTGTTCGCCCTCCAGGCGACCAACAACACGATGGTCACTTGGATCAGCAACCTGCGCGACACGCCGCAGATGCTGCTGCTTGGGCTGCCGGTGATCGTCACCGACCTGCTCAACACGCTGGGCACCCGCGCCGACGTGGCGCTGGTCAACGGCGACTTCTACGCGATGGGGCTGCGGCAGGCCCTGACCGTCGAGTCGTCCATCCACGTGAAGTTCGTGCAGGACATCACCACGTATCGGTTCCTCGCGCGTGGCGGTGGCATCCCGATCCCCACCTCCACCTACGCCTACAAGACCGTGGCGGGCGTGAAGGTGGATGCGCACAGCCCCTTCGTGGTGCTGGATGTCCCGGCCAGCTCCTAAGCTGACCCGTAGCAAGGCCAAGGCCGCAGGGGCGCTCCCCCCTGCGGCTGCGGCCGTGCCCGCCCCCGCGACGGCGCGCGTCATGGCGATTCAGTCATGCCTGATCGCGGGCGTCCGGCGCGAGGCGCGGGAGATGTTTGAGGTGCCCGCCGACCGGGTGAACAATTTGGTGCGTTTCGGGCTGGTGTTGTCGCACCCGCTGGCGTGGATGATGGGCGAGCAGATGCAGGCCGCGTGGCGCGAAGCCGCGACCCAGATGCGGCCGGGGCTGGACGACAACACGCTGGTGGTGGATGACGCCACCGTCGCGCAGCTCTGGACGGGCCCGGGGCGACTCTTGTCCCCGCCCGAGGTGCCTGAGATGTACACGGCTGCGGAGCCGACCGAGGGGGCGCTGCGCGTCCTCCAGGTGACCGAGTACGACCCCGGCAGCTCGGTCTACCGTTACCACTCCGCGGCCAACACCGCACCCGGCGTGCTGTCGGCGCTGGTGCGCTTCGACTATACGAACCCCCATTGCCATTGGCGGCAATGGGATGGCGATGCCCACCGGGTGACCGTGGAGGCGCTCGCCGCGACGGCCGACGTGCTGCACGTCCACATGGACTACCGCGGCCTGTTTCAGCGCCTGCGCGTGGCCCCGGCCGACCGGCAGCGGGCGGCGATCACCTATCACGGCAGCCTGCCACCGGGTGACCCGCGCGTGACCTACCGCGACGAGGACACGGACCGCAAGCTGGGCGCGCTGGTGTTTGGGGCGCGGCCCTACCATTACCGGCACGGCGTGGAGCATTGGTTGCCCATCCCCATGCCGATCGCCAACTATCAGGCGTTGCGGGGCAGCTTCCGCATGACCCGCTACCCGCTGCCGTGGGAGGGCGGGCGGCTGCGGATCGCGCATAGCCCGACAAAACGAGCGATCAAGGGGACGGATGATTTCCTATCCGTGGTCGGCTATCTGAAGGACTACGGCTTGCCCGTGGAGCCGGTGCTGATCGAGGACATGAGCCACGGCGAGGCGCTGGCGCTCAAGGCCACCTGCCATGTGGTGTTTGACAGCTTCTGGCTCGGGATGCAAGGCAGCGGGCTAGAGGGCGCAGCGATGGGGCTGCCCGTCATCGCGGGCGACCACGACGCGGTGCGTGACCTAGAGGCGCTCGGCATCCCGTGCCCGTGGACCTTTGCCGACACGCGCGACGAGCTGCGCGAGGCCGTGCGGCGGCTGTGCGTTGACAGCGGCTTCTACGCGGCCGAGGCCCAGCGGGTGCATGATTACACCGTAGCCCACCACGACTACCCGGTGGTGGGTGCCAAGTACGCCACCATCTTGCGCGAGACTGTCCGTGGCGCTGCCGACTAGCACCGACTTGAAAGACTACCTGCGAATTGAGACCAACGCGGAAAACGCGCTGCTCTCCGCGCTGGTGGCGCGCGCGCAGGCCATGCTGGAAGGGTGGATCGACTGCCCGATCACCGCCGAGTCGCAGACGGCGGTGGACCGCGCCGAGTCGCTGGACGAGCCCGTGACCAGCCTAATTTTTCCGCGGCGCCCCATTGCGTCGGTCAGCATCACGGACGCGGACGGGGCGACGGTGGACGCCGCGACCTACACGGTATACGGGGCGTCGGGCATGGTGTACGCCAAGCCGCTCACCAGTTTCTATAACGGGCCGTATACGATCACCGCGCAGGTGGGGCTGTCGCTGCGCGCGGACTATGCGCGCATTGAGCCGCTGCTGACCGAAATGATCTTGGATCTGGCCGCCGACCTGTACCAGCGCCGGACCCCCGGCGCGGCCAGCGAGAAGGCGGCCGACACCACGATTACCTGGGACGCGAGCCGCGAGACGGTGGCGCGGGTGATCAAGAGCCTGCGCCTGTTCCGGCTGGGGGTGGCGCAATGACCATGGTGGCGGGGCGGCTTGACCAGCGGGTGAGCTTCTGGGCGCGCGAGGACGCGGGCGCGGACGGGTTCGTGCGCCCCGTGTTCGTGTATCAAGGCACCTACTGGGGCCGCATCGACCACACCGCGCAGACGCAGAACGTGGGCACGGAGCCACAGGCCGAGATCAATTACCGCTCCCCCGCGCGGGCCACGGTAGCCGACTATGTGGACGTGCCGCTCAACGGGTTGCTCAAGCTGGAGGGTGACCCGACCGCCTATTGGGTGCGGGGCGTCATCACGCAGCGCCAGCTTCGGTCGCAGCGGATTGACCTGGAGGTGGTGACCCCGCTGGAGACGGTCGAGTTCGTGGAGTTTGAGGGGCTGCCGACCACGGACGGCGTGCATCTGGTGACCACCTCCGAGTTTTCCACCGCCTTCGACGAGGCGTTCGCCTGATGGCTGATACCCCGCGCACCCTATCCACGCTGATTGCGCAGCTTGCGGACAACACCAGCGGCAACATCACCGCGCAGGTGGTCCGCGATATGCTGGTGTCGCTGTACCCGAGCCGCGGCCAGCTTCAGCTCGCGCCGGGTGGCGCGGTCGCCACCACGTTCGCCAGTAGCGGCAGCTATACGCCGGTGCGCGGGACCACGGAGCTGGACACCAACGTGTGCAGTTCGTGCGTGTCGATGCCCGCCAACGGGCAGCTCAAGTGGGAGAAGGGCTCCACGCACATCCTGAACGCGCAGGCCACCCTTGAGGTGCTGCCCGCGGCGAACAACAAGAAGTATACCTTTACGTTCGCCAAGAACGGCATTGCGCTGCCCAGCTCGGCGTTGCCCGCGTTCTATGGCAACCTGAGCGGCAACCCCGTGGGGGTGTACCTGTCCGCGCTGATCCCCATTGCCGAGGACGACATCATTTCGGTGGTGGTCAAGAACGACACCGACACGACGGCAATCACCGCTTCCGTGCTGACGCTGGGCGGCGTCGGCTTCATGACCTAGAGGAGACGACTATGGCACGCAAGGCCTTGGCGACGGGCACGCAGCTCCTGGCGGAGCGCACGATGGGGACGGTCATGCCGAGCGGCGAGGACGCCGTGACCTCGGTGGTCTTTGAGATCTTCAACGCGGCGGGCGGGTTCAGCATGATCCCCCGCGTGGATCTGGAGGAGGCGGCCCAGACGCCGTACAACGTGCTGTACTGGAACCTGCTCACGCAGGCGCCCATCGCGGCGGGCACGCCGATCACGACGGCGGGGATCTACGCGGTGTACGCGCCGGGGTGCAAGGTGTACGCGGTGACGAGTGCGGGAACGGCCACCTGCGAGGTGCAGCGGGTGTACGGGCGGGCGTTCTGATGCTGGCGACGAACGCCGGGCTGTTGACGCCGATCCTTGGCGACCCGTCGCCGTGGAATCCGGAGCGCCTGTACATCAACGGCGAAGCGGGCGCATGGTACGACCCCGGCGACCTGACCGCCGAGAAGGTGGCGTGGCGGCGGAACTTGCTGACGTGGACGCAGGAGTTCGACAACGCGGCGTGGGTCAAGGCGGACGCGACAGTCACGGCTAACGCTGGTGTCGCACCAGACGGCACGACGACGGCCGACAAGTTGGTGGAAAACACGGCGGCCAACGTCATCCATCGGCTGCAGGCGTCCGTTTCGCTTGGCGGCAGCGTTGATGCCGCGCCCTATGTGTTCAGCATCTACGCAAAGGCGGACGGACGCTCAATCATCCGCATTTACGACAACAACCAAAACACCAGCGGCGTATCGTTCTTTGATCTCAGCGCCGGAACCGTTGTATCCGGCACCGGCAGCATCGTGTCGTTCGGCAACGGCTGGTATCGTTGTTCGGTGTTCCCGCTGCGGAACTTTAGCACCACCGCGGTGCCGCGCGTGGAACTAGTGCAAAGCGGCACGACGGTGCAGTACACGGGCGACGGCACTAGCGGCGTGTTGCTTTGGGGCGCACAGCTTGAACTCGGCACCACCGCCAGCGCCTACCAGCGCATCACCGACTTCACCTCCGACTTCCTCGCGGCGTTCCCCACGCACGCGCTGTATCAGGACTCTGCGGGCACCACGCCCGTGACGGCGCTGGGCCAGCCGGTCGGGCTCGCGCTCGACAAGAGCCGGGGCGCGCTGGCGAACATCGGCGCGGAGTTGATCACCAACGGCGATTTCAGCAGCGGCACGACGGGGTGGTCGTTTGGTCCGGGCTGGAGCGTAGTAAGTGGTGCAGCGGCGTATGGCGGCGCAAGCGGCACACAAGCCATTCAGCAAAGCTGCCTGACGCTTGGCCGGTTCTATCAGCTACGCTTCACGGTGACTGCCGTCGCCGGTTCTGCCGTCGCCAACTCAATTTACATCGGCGACACCAACCTCGTCTTTAACGGGACGCTCGCGCTAGGCACTTACACGTTTTACGGTGTCGCGACCGGCGGAACCGGCGTGTTTATCTATGGCCGCAACGGCCAGACGATCAGCATCGACAACGTCTCCGTCCGCGAGGTCCCCGGCGTCCACGCGATCCAGGCGACGAGCGCGAGCCGCCCCGCGCTGGACGCGCGCGTGAACCTGCTGACGTACAGCGAGCAGTTTGATAACGCCATCTGGAGCGTGCAGGGCTCAACCGTGACGGCAAATTCAACCGTCGCACCCGATGGCACAACTACTGCCGACACGTTGGTTGAAACGGCAACGACTGAGGACCACAACAGATTCCAAGGGATCAGCGCCGTTGGTGGCGCGCTTTATCGCGGATCGGTGTATCTTAAGAAGGGCTTAAGCGATTGGGCCGCGTTGTACATTGTAAACGGGACGACCGGCAACGGCGTGCGGGTGTGGTTCAATATCTCGACAGGCACAGTCGGTACGTCTGCGAATATTGGCTCTGGGCTTGCTGGCGTTTCGTTTGCGATAGAAGCGGCTGCAAACGGTTACTATCGGTGTTTTTTGACCGCGACCGCTGATGGCTCGACCAGCCTGTTTCGATTCTATGTGGCGCTGGCGCGCAGCAACGGGGGAGCGCCTAGCTACGCAGGCGACATCACCTATAACATGGCCGCGTGGGGCGCCGACTTCCGCCTCGCCACCGACGCCGCGTACCCGTACCAGCGCGTGGTCACCGCGACGGACTACGCGGACGTGGGCGTGCCGCGCAGCTTCCTGCACGACGGCTTCGACGACAGCAGCTACACGGCCAGCAGCCTGGACCTGAGCGGCACGGACAAAGTCACCGTGTGGGCGGGGGTGTACAAGAACAGCGACGCGACAGGCTTCGGCATTATTGTTGAGACGGGGGATCGAGGCTCGACGCGCGCAGGGTCGTTCTCTGTCACAGCTCCGGCAGCGTCTGCAACGCCGAGATATTTGTTTGCGCTTGAGGGCTCGTCTGCGACTGAATATCAGCCGGAAACCTACGCAGCCCCAATCAGCAACGTGCTGTCTGCGCAAATGGATCTAGCTGGCGCATTGCGCGTAGACGAGCTTGTTCCTCGCGTGAACGGCATCGTTCGGCAAACAAATGCAGGCGGAGCAGCAAGCGCTGGTACTGGCAATCTCGGCAACTATGTGCTGTACATGGGCCGTCGCAACAACGCCTCGCTGCCTTTTAACGGCAAGATCTACACCATCATCATCCGTGGCGGCGTGACGGACGCGGCCACGCTGGCCCTCACCGAGCGCTACGTCGGCTCCCGCATGGGGATCGTGCTATGACGGATGTGTTTCGGACCTTCGTGTGTCCAGCCGCCCACGCCGACCTCGCCCGCGCCCTGTGCGCGCTGGAGGCCGGGGGCGCGGGCATGTTCACCACGGGCCTGTCGGCTGACGGCACGGAGCCCGCCAGCTACTACGTCTCGACCGGGCAGGTGCCGGGGCCGCTGGGGCTCGCCGCGCCGTGCGCCGTCTGGGAGCAGGACGCGGAGGGCGCGTGGGTGGAGGTGAGCCGCGAGCCGGGAAACCCCGCCGCCGTCTACGCCGCCTCGCAGGCAGCTAGCCCGCCGGTAACCTGCACGCTGGCCGACATCGAGGCGCTGTTCGTGGCGTCCGACATCACCGCGCAGGAGCCGTCCACCGCGTGCGGGCGGCTAGGGCTCCTCATCGTGACGCCGCCGGAGCCCACGGCTGCCCACGCTAAGGCCAAGCGGTGATCAACTGCAAGCGGCTCCCGCCTCAGGTGATCGTCGGCATAGCCGCTATGGCGCTGCTGGCATCGTGGGGTGTGCGCCAGTACGGGGACCGGGCCGATCCAACGCTAGGCGGGCGCGCGCCGTGGACCCCGCCGACGTGGGCGGAAGCCGACTACCTGGCGATGTGCCGCGAGTCGCGCGCGTGCGTGCGAGGCTTTACCGACATCCGCTGGTACTGGCTGGACGCGGCCACGCTGCCGCGCGTCATCTGCCCGCAAGGGCGCGAGGTGTGGGGGTGCTACGACGCGATGGCGGGTACCATCACGCTGGCCGGTCGGCACGTCCACGACACCATTCTGATCCGGCACGAAATGCAGCACGCCGCGCTGGAGCGGATCGACGCCAGCGCGCACCCGTGCCGGTGGTTCAACTGGCCCCGCCGCACGCTGTGGCTGGGCGTGGCGTGTGAGGGGGGCGCGTGAGCGCCATTCGCTTCCGCATCGTGGATCGCTCGCAGGGCGCGACATGGTGCCGCGACAGCTCGGGGCCGTCCGTCTATGTGCCCACCCCGACGCTGGCGCAGCAGCCCGCCACGGCGGTGCGGGACACGTCCGAGGGGGCGCAGGATCTGGGGTACTTTACCGGGGGCTTTGATGGCCGCTGAACAGCGCAAGACGATCTTCCTAGGCAACGCCTACCTTGTCCGGCAGGAGCTGCGCGTGTACAGCCCCATCACCGACGAGTTCGCCGTGTGGACGGGCCAGCCCGCCACGGTGACCATCGCCACGGACGCCGCTGGGACAAGCCCGGTGGCGGGGCTGTCGGCGCTGGTCATGGCCGAGTCGAGCGCCACGCCTGGCGTCTACTACCGCGTCCTGACGCCGACCGAGGTGGCGAACCTAGCCGCGTTGGCGGGGCAGACGGTGTACCAAATCACGGTCGCAGGCTCGGCGAGCGAGATGCGGGCGGTGCTGCCGCTGCTGGTCGCGACCCCGCGGTACGTCTGATGCCGGTCAAATTTACCAACAACGCCGCGCAGTTCGTCGGGGATCTGGACAAGGCCCGGCGAAACGGGGTGATCGCGTGCGGCGGGTTGCTGGTGCGTCGGCTTAAGAAGGCGTTCGGCCCCGGCTACTACAAGGGCGGGCGCTTCCGGGACACGCTCAAAGTGAAGGCGTCCATCCAGCGGGATGACGCACCAAAGCTTGGGCGCGATGGGTACGAGATCCGCGTGGGGCCGAAGTTTGGTAACCCGCAGGAGAAGGCGGCGGGCGTCAAGCGGGGCAAGGCGTGGATGGTCCCGCTGTACTGGGAGCTGGGGCACTACAACGTGTTTACCCGTCGCCACGAACGGCGCGAGATCTTCCGGCCGACCGGCGTGGACGCGACCCCCGCGCTGGGCGCGGAGTACGGCAAGGTGGTCACCCGATACCTGGCGAGGTGGAAGGCATGAGCAGCGGCACGCCCCCGAACCAGAAGCCGCGCTGGGTGGTCCCCGGCACGGTCGAGCGGAACAAGACCTCTAGCACGGTCGACATCTACGCCCGCCTGCGCTGGCGCCTGTTGCAGCACGTCACGCCGCAAGGCGAACGGCTAGTGGACTACCTGGGGGCCGAGCGCGTGTACGTTCGGGCCGCGCCCCAGCCGCCCAGCTACCCGTACATCACGCTGCGGCTGGAGCGCATCTCGACCCCGTGGGCGTCGGGCTACCGCGAGACGGCCAGCCTAGAGGTGCAGGCCATCGGCCAGCCCGAGGCGCAACTGCCGCTGATCGAGTCAGCTATGGACATCGTGGACGGCTGCCTGCTCTCCTATACTGACACGGCGGACGGGCTGATGTTCGCGCGCACCCGGACCCGCAACACGATCCCGCTGTTCTCCGACCCCGCCGACTCGACCGTGGTCGGCGTGGTCAGCACGTTTGACCTGACCCTGTGGCCCACGGTCCTGACCAACCGTGGTTGACTACGGGCCACGCACCCTGTGGGCGTCTGCCGCCGCGCCCGATACGTTTCTGGTGGCGACCCTTTCCCCTGTGAGGTGATCCGATGACCGCCCCGTTGACCGGCTACACCAGCGCACTCCCCACCGATGTCCTAATGGACTCGGGCATCCTCTACGTTGGCGCGACCGTGATCGGCGCGACCCTCGGCGGGCTGAAGTTCGACCCCGGCACCGAGTACCGGAACGTCGAGTTCGACGGCAAGCGCAGCCCCGTGCGCGGGCTGGATCGCAAGTCGGCGGTGATGCCCAAGCTGACCGGCACGCTCATTCAGCTTTCGACCACGAACGTGGCCCAGATCGAGCCGGGTGCCACCACGGTGGCGTCGGGCGCGTGGACGGGCTCGACCAGTTACCAGGGCAAGCGGTCCGGCTTGCTGCTGGCGTCGGGCGACTACCTGACCGACGTGCGGGCCATCTGGCTCCGCGGCTCGGGGACGTTTGTGCAGGTGCGCTTCCCCGCTGCGCTGCTGACGAAGTACGACATGACCTCGCAAGACGCCGCCGAAATCGCCATCGCCTTCGAGATTGAGGCGCGGCTGGACATGAGCGTGTCGGGCGCCAACGTCGGCGACATGAGTTACAGAATCGAGTACCTCGCTACGCCGTGAACATGACGACCAAGGTGGTGGATCTCGACGCGCTGGTGAGTGACGCCAGGCTGCCGCGGGTGCGGCTGTTCGGGCGCGAGGTGACGGTGAGGCCCATCTCCGGGGCC